CTACACTTAAAACTGCAATACAGGATTACACCGAAAATTCTGAAACAACGTTTGTTAACAATTTATCAAACTTTATTAAGGTTGCAGAAGAACGTATTCTAAAAAATGTTCAGTTAAGTAATTTTAGAAAAAATGCGTCGGCAGCGTTTACTTCTAGTAGTGAGTTTTTAGCGTGTCCTAACGATTTTCTTACACCTTTTTCACTTAGTTTTACAGATGGCAGTAGCAACAAAGTTTTTTTAGATTATAAGGATGTAAACTTTGTGCAAACAATAACACCCAATTCATCTACCACAGGTTCTCCTCGTTTTTATGCTTTGTTTGATACCGACAATTTTATTGTTGCACCAACTCCTAGCTCAACTTTCGCAGTTGAATTACACTATTACTATAGACCTAATAGTTTGACCGCCGGAGCCGATTCTGGCTCTACGTGGTTAAGTACAAACGCACCTAATGCTTTATTGTATGGCGCTTTGATGGAGGCATACACTTTTATGAAAGGCGAGCAAGATGTGATGGCAAATTATGCTCAAAGGTTTACTGAGGCCGTACAATCGCTTAAACTGTATGGTGAGGCAAAAGAAGTTAATGATTACTATAGAACAGGAATGCTTATGAGGGATAAACAATAATGTTGATGGAACTGCCTAAAACTCCGATTGTTGGTATACAAACTACGAACAACAGAGGCTTTACCCCGGAAGAGGTGGCCACAAGGTGTGTGGACAAAATTGTAGAGGTTGGGGATAACGCCGCCCCTGAAATACGCGATCAAGCGCGAGCGTTTAAAGAACACCTTCATAAATTAGTTACGCATTATATGAAAGATGCTATTAAATCAGACAGAACAACTATTTACAACGCTATTAAAGAGGCAGGGCATGAAAAACTTGCAGAATATATAAGGAGGCTATAATGGCTATATCACAGGCAATGTGTACGTCTTTTAAAAAAGAATTATTGGAGGCAAAGCACAATTTCTTAAATAGTGGAGGGAGTACTTTCAACTTAGCTTTGTATACATCTAGTGCTAGTTTAGACGAAGACACAACAGCGTATACAACAAGCAATGAAGTATCAGGAACTAATTATACAGCCAAGGGGGCTGCTTTGACACGTGTAGATCCAACCACATCAGGAGCTACAGCATTTACGGATTTTTCAGATTTAACGTTTAGTAATGTGACTCTTACGGCGGCAGGAGCTCTAATATTTAATGATAGTGCCTCTGGGGACCCCTCTGTTTGTGTCCTTAATTTTGGAGCGGACAAATCTGCTTCCTCTGGTGATTTTACTGTTGTGTTTCCGGCGGCAGGAGCTAGTACTGCAATTATAAGGATAGCGTAATGGCTTTAGTGATAGCAGATAGAGTTCGGGAGACAACCACTACCACAGGCACCGGCACTATTACACTAGGTGGAGCTGTCAATAACTTTGAAACTTTTACTGCTAATCTGTCTAATTCTGATACAACATATTACGCCATTATTGATAATACAAATGGTGCTTTTGAGGTTGGTTTAGGCACATTTACTGCCTCTGGCACAACATTAGCACGATCAACAATCATAGCCAGTTCTAATAGTAATAGCGCGGTAAATTTTGGGTCTGGAACAAAAGACGTATTTATTACGATACCTGCAAGCAAGATGATTGTAAAAGATGCTAGTGGTAACGTAAGTGGTAGTTTAGGTTTAGATGGGGATGTAACCATAGTTGACGGCAGTAATGACTTTGATGTTGCGTCACATGACGGAACTAATGGATTAAAGTTAGGTGGAGATCTAGTCACTTCAAGTGCAACAGAATTGAACATATTAGATGGTAAAAGTTTTGTTGATGAAGATAATATGGCTTCTAATAGTGCTACCGCCATACCTAGTCAACAATCTGTGAAAGCCTACGTTGACACTCAAATAACCGCAGAAGATTTAGACTTTCAAGCAGATAGTGGGGGTGCATTAAATATTGATTTAGATAGTGAGACGCTTACTTTTACAGGCGGTACGGGCATTGATACAAGTGGAAGTGGTAACGCTGTTACCTTTGCAATAGATTCTACTGTAAGTACGTTAACAGGCTCACAGACTTTAACAAATAAAACGTTGACAACACCAACAATAAACGGAGCCACCATTGGTTCTTCTAATTTAGCCACATCTAGCAATGGTGACATCAACCTTGCGCCAAATGGCACCGGAAAAGTTGTAATAAAGGGTAACACCAATCAAGGAAAAATTGTATTAAATTGTGAGGCTAACTCACATGGACAAACAATTATAGCAGCGCCTCATTCTGAAAGTGCTAATAATGTTCTTACACTACCTAGCACAGGAGGTGACGCTAGATTAGTATCCACAGCTTCGACGGCTACACTGACAAACAAGACTTTTGGCGATAACGTGAGTTTTGGTGACAATAATATCACAAACGTAGGCGATATAGCTGTAGACTCTATAAGTGCAGATGGAACAGATATAAACGTAGCAGTGTCTGACAACTCAGCTACAGCGTTCACAATTAAACAAGGGTCAGATAACTACCTCGTTGTTGATACGGCTAATAGTAGTGAGTCTGTGGCTATAGGAACAGGAATATCTGGAACGGCAGTATCTATAGGACACACTACTTCCGAGACAACCGTGAACGATAACCTTACAGTAACAGGTAATCTGACAGTAAGTGGTACAACTACAACTGTTGATAGTACAACCATAAATGTTCAGAATACGTTAGTCTTTGAGGGTTCTACTGCTAATGAACACGAGACAACACTTACAACGGTTGATCCTACAGGAGACAGAACAATTAGTCTGCCAAATCAATCAGGTACATTGCCTGTATTAGCAGCAGCGAGTACCACACAGATTACATCAACACCAGAAGAGTTAAACTTACTTGATGGGGTATCTGGATTAGTACAAGCTGATTTTACCAAACTTGCTGCCGTTGATTCTACAGCAGCAGAGTTAAACTTACTTGATGGTTCAGCTAAATCTACATCATCTATTACGATAGCAGACTCAGATGCAATAATAATAATTGATGGTACAACCACAAAACAGATACCTGCATCGGATATAAAAACATACGCAGGAGGAGACTCAGCTAGTAAAGGCTTTGCTACAGCAATGGCGATAGCATTGTAAAGGAGAATATATGGCACAAGATTTTGAACGCACCAAAGCTGCAAGCATAAGTAACGATAGCAGTAATCCTACAACGCTACGCACTTCAAACGGAGATGATGCTATAGTAGGAATTAATGTTGCTAATAAAGGAACATCTCAAATAACAGTTACAATTCTCATACATGACGGGAGTGCTGATTTTATAATAATAAAAGACGCTCCAATACCCGTGGGTTCATCTTTGCAGGTTTTAGATGGTGGAGCAAAATTAGTTATGCAAAATAACGATGTTATGAAAGCTTATTGTAGCACCGCAAGCAGTGCCGATGTTTGGGTGTCAGCGGTTGACGATATTAGTACATAGGAGGGTCAATGCCACACATAGGAAATCAAGTTGGTTCTAGTTTTTCATCTAGGCCTGCAACGCAAGAGTTCAACGGAGATGGCTCTACAACGGTCTTTACGTTAAACCAGACAGTAGCTCAAGAAGACATCGTAGTAAGCGTTGATGGTGTTATACAGGAGAGTGTAGACGCCTTTACAGTGCCAAACGGTACAAGCCTTACGTTTACGGCAGCTCCATCAAGTGGCACAGGAAATATCTTTGTTATCTATCTTGGTGCAACGGACACAAGTATTACGATACCGACACAGAACAAAGGTACATTTAAGAATGGTGGTATGTTTAGAACCAATGCTCAGACACTTGATGTAAATACAACAATAGAGGCTACAGAGAATGCTAACGTCACAGGACCTTTGACCATTGCCAGTGGTATCACACTCACGATTAATTCTGGAGGAAACGTAGCAATACTATGAGCAATCTTCTAGTACAAAACATAAAGCATACGAATGCTACTCAATCTATTGCTGTGGATGCTAGTGGTAATGTTACAGCATCAGGCAGTGTTGCTGTAGACGCAATTAAAGGTAACACATCAGCAGGGTCTATGACTATCGTTGGAGAAGGTGGGTCAACTACTACAAATCTACAACAGGGATTATGTAAGGCTTGGGTACATTTTAACAAACAAAGTAACCCAGAACTGCAAGACAGCTTTAATATTAGCTCTTTATCAGATACAGGAACAGGAAAGACAACAGTTAATGTAAATAACGACCTTAGTAATAATGATTATGCTTGTGTTATGTATACAAATGCGAATACAGGAACAGGAGCAGGAAGTTTTTCGAATACTTATCTTGGAGGACTTCTGTCAAGAGCTACAGGGTCTGCTGCTCATGTTGCTTATAGCTCTGAACTTGTTGATGCAGGTTTAAATGATATTATTTTTCACGGAGACTTAGCATAATGGCAACTCTCAAAACAAACACACTCACAGGCACATCAACAGCAGGGTCTATTGCCGTCACAGGAGAGGGTAACTCTACAACTACCAACTTACAGCAGGGGTTAGTAAAATCTTGGGTAAACTTTGATGGAACAGCTAGTGGAGCAACAGCTAGAGATTCTTTTAATGTGTCAGGTATGACAGACAATGCGACTGGAGATTACACAGCCGCTTTTACCAATAGTATGGCAAATGCTAATTATTCAGCAATGGTTGCCTGTGGGGATACTGGTGGAACTAAATCAACAAGAGATGAAGAAATTTTGGCTATAGCTACAGGTTCAGTGAGACTACATATTTTTCACACTAATGACGAAGCTGATAGAGATGAAGCATATGTGGGTGGTTTAGTAGCAGGAGACTTGGCATGAGTACACTAAGAACAAATGCCCTAGAGGGAGTAGACGCAAAGAACAGCATCACTATTGTTGCAGGTGCAGGGAATGTTACCACTACGAATGTGGAGCAAGGGTTGGCTAAACAATGGTGTAGAATAGTTCAAACTAGTACACAGAGTGTAGCAGATAGTCTAAACACAGCTAGTATAACAGACAATGGAACAGGTAAAACTATATATACTTTCACTAATGCTATGAGGGCAGGAACGGATTATTCTATTCTTGGAACAGCAAACCAAGAAGGTTGTGGTGGAGAACACTCAGAGATGGCAGCAGGTCAATACGAAATAAGAGTACAAGCTAATGATGGAAGTCTTGCAGATGGTTCTCAAGTTAGTACAGCAATTATGGGAGATTTAGCATGACACCAGAATTTCAAGGAACACATTTATGGGATAGACTAGGGTGGGCAAAGCAAAACCTAGAGCCATACAGAAGTGAGTATTGCATCGTATGGGAAGACCCTGACAACCTAGATGAACCTGCAAAGATAACACACCCTGACCCTAACTGGATGGCGTGTGCATTAAATGGTGGCATTTTACCTCCAGTTTGGGTTTATTGGGAACTCAAGAAGGACGAAGCAAAGCCAGACTTTGTAAAGCATACAAGAGGATACTTGTTGCATAACACAGAACCTGTTAAAGCTATGACAGAAGAAGAAGCAATAGAGTACCTAATACAGAAAGACATACCTGAAACGGTTTGGAGAGATTATGAGCAAGCAAATAGAAAGCGTTTGCTTATAGTAAAGAAGAAGCAGTTACCGTCACATCGAACATGGCGTAACGCTTGGAAAATAGATCAACAAGTGGCATAGGAGATACGATGACCAAAACATTTATAACAGATAAGGATGGGGCAACCATAGATGCGTCTACTGCAACTGTGCCATCTGACAGACATTTCAGAAACGCATGGAAGCTCAGTGGTTCCGTGATATCCGAAGACATGACGGAGGCTAAGAAGATATTTAAAGACAAGATCAGAGAAGTCCGTAAGCCTTTGTTAGAAGCAGAAGATGTGACCTACATGAAAGCATTAGAAGCTGACGATGCTTCTGCAAAAACTGCGTCTGTAGCAAAGAAGAAGGCATTGAGAGATGCACCTTCTGCAAAGGCAATAGATGATGCAGACACTGTGGCTAAACTAAAAGCAGCTTGGGATACAAGCACATTGGGTGACAGCCCTTACGCATGAGGTAAATAAATGGCTTTAACTAAAGTTAGAGGAACAGGAGCAGAGGGTCTTACACTATCCAGTACGGCTCTTACAGTAGCTAATGGTCTGACACTTACAGATGGTAATGTGACGTTGGCTAGTGGTCATGGTATAGATTTTGGTGCTACAGCTAACAGTAGTGGCAGTATGAGTGCTGAATTACTTGATGACTATGAAGAGGGAACATGGACTCCTTCACTAACTAATGGAACTTCAGCAACTGTTACAAATGCAAGATATACCAAAATAGGACAAATGGTTTATGCAGGCGCTTATCTGTCAAGTGTTAGTATACCTAATAATGCTAGTGTGACCTTTATCGCAGGACTACCCTACACTGTAGCTTCTAGTAATGCGTTCCATGCTCTAGGATCAGTTACATATCTTGGTGCTCATAATATAACTTCATTTCATATGTTAACTCCAACTCCTAATTCAGGAGGTAACGTTCTTTATTTTCATAGAGGAGATGGTAGTTCTGACCAAGTAAAAAATTCACAGCTACACGGTATAAACGCTTTTATATTTTCCGTGATGTATATATCAGATTGATAAGGAGAAAAAATGGCGATAACAAAAGAAACAATAGAAGATAAATGGGAGATAGTGGGTGACTTTAAAATAATACAAGTACGAACAACTACTATAATAAAAGAAGATGGTAAAGAAATATCACGCTCTCACCACCGTCACACTATCACACCAAACGATGACAGCACAAACGAAAGCACAGATGTAAAAACAATGGTGGCACAGTTTCATACAGATGAAGTGAAGAAAGCATATACTGACCATCTAGCAAAGGGTATATAATGCCATACATAGGAAAAGCACCAAACCAAGGCGTTAGAACACGCTTCATCTACCAAGCCACAGCAGGACAGACCTCTTTCTCTGGTTCGGATGCTAATTCTAACACGCTTACATATTCAGATGGTGAGTATGTAGATGTATATCAGAACGGAATATTACTCAAACCTGCTACCGATTATACATCTACAACAGGCACAACTGTTGTTCTTGTCACAGGAGCATCAGTAAATGATGATGTTGAGATAGTGGTATATGATGCGTTTAGCATAGCCAATAGTTATACCAAAGCAGAAGCAGATTCACGCTATCCTTTCTTGGGTAACGATAGTATTATACGAACCAATGGTCAGACAATCAGTGCTGATATAACAATCAGTAGCACAACCAATGCACTGTCAGCAGGACCTATAACAGTCGGTGCATCAGCAACGCTAACAGTTAATGGATTTTATACAATATTATGACATCACAATTAAAAGTAGACAAACTAGAAGGTAGAACATCCGCAAGTAGCATTTTAGTTAAAACTGCGTCTGTTGAAACAGATTTACAAGAGGGTTTAGCAAAAGGGTGGTCAAGGCATGAAGGTGGAACAACGACAATAGACTCTTCATTTAACTGTAGTTCAATAACTGATACAGAAACAGGAATACCAAGACACACATTTACAAGCATATTTTCTGCTGAAGATAGTTATGTGGTAATGGGTACGGCACAATCAAGATGTGATGATGTAGGTACATCACAGTATCAAGCAAACTTTGTAGATGTGAGGGTTACTAACATCGACCAATCAAATCAAGACAGAGGTAATGTTGCGATAATTGCACACGGAGATTTAGCATAATGGCAAGTGAAATTAAAGTAGATACAATAGTCAATGCAGGGGGAGATAATGACTCAGGTATTGACCTAGCGACTAATGATGTAGTTAAGGTAAAGACTGCTGATACAGAGCGTATGAGAATTGATGCTAGTGGAAACGTAGGTATCGGTGAAACTGATATATCAGGTTTTGGTGGCACGTATAAAGGACTTGACGTTGCTTATAAGGGCAGTGGACTTGCAGGTAGAACGGACAATCCAACTTTTGATATGAGGTCAAATCTTTTTTATGATG